CAATCCAGGTTCAACGGGTATTGACTGGATTAAAAGTGAAGAGTCTAGAAACTTAAGTGCAGAAATTAGAGATGCAGAAGATAGTAGAGATGCGGCACAAATTAATGTTACAAAAAATTACGACGCTGATGGTAATTTAACAGGTGTAACAGAATCACAATGGGATTATAGAACAGGCGAATATACAGAATTATCTAACTCACAATATCAAACATCAGACCAAGTAAATGAAAAATTTAATGGAGAGTTTGATGATGGGGCAGACGAATTAGATAATGTTGAATGGTCAACAGACGACACTACTGTAAGCGAATTTGATGATGGTGCAGACGAATTAGATAATGTTGAATGGTCAACAGACAACACTACAGTCTCAAATGTAAACAGCAGAGGTAATCCAGTTGTTGATACAGACTTCGATGACGATGGAAATATTGTTACTACATTTGCGGATGGTACAACACAAGTTCAAGACGAAAACGGTAATATAATAAGTTCAACAGCACCAACTACTGGTGAACTAGCAAACAATACAGCAAATAACGAAAATAATTATACTAATTCACAAAACATACAGAATCCGGCTAATCAACCAAGTGTTAGTGAATTAAGGAAAGGAGTAAATCCTGACGATTGGAGAGTTAGACTACGTTTAGCACCACAAAGTGACTACTTATATAACGATCCAAATCCTGGAATACTTGCACCTTTAAAAGAAACGGATGGTGTTTTATTTCCTTACACACCTGCTATTACAACATCCTATTCAGCAGGATATAGTTCTGACACTTTACCCCATAGTAATGTAAGATCAATATTTTATGGAAGAAGTACAGTCAACGATGTATTAATGAGAGCGAAGTTTACAGCACAAGATACAAAAGAAGCGAATTATCTATTAGCTGTTACACATTTCTTCAAAACTATAACAAAAATGTTTTATGGACAAGATGTTCAACGTGGCACACCACCTCCACTTGTTTTCTTAAGTGGTTTCGGTGAATATCAATTTAATGAACATCCTTGTGTTGTTAAAGATGTAACTATGGATTTTCCGGACGATGTTGATTATATCAAAGCAGGCGATGTAAATTATCAAGAAAGTAATTTTTTAGGACCCATAGACACAAATACTAAATCAAAGAATACAAGTAATTTTATTTCTAGTTCATTAAATAGATTATTTGGTAGTGGACTTAGTTTTGGTGGTTCTGCCGAAACATCAATTGAAGAAGAAATTGGAGTTAATCAGTATGCTGAAAAAGGGATCACATATGTACCCACTAGTTTGACGATAAACTTTTATCTCATTCCAGTACAAACAAGATCACAGGTCAGTAATGAATTTAGTCTTAAGGATTTCAGTAGTGGTAAATTAATTAAGAGAGGTTATTGGTAATGTATAGTGCAACAAGTCCATATTTTGAAACAACAATAAACAAGAAGGGTTTGGGTATGATGAAAAATAGAAGCATACCAAAATATAGTGACGATATAAGTTTTAAGATAACAAGTGTTTACGACAAACGACCAGATTTGTTAGCATACGATTTGTATAAAGAAACAGATTTATGGTGGGTGTTCGCTGCACGTAATCCAAATACATTAATTGACCCTTTAAATGATTTTAAAGAAGGTACAACGATACGTATTCCTAAATTGGATGTTTTAAAAGAAACATTGGGATTCTAAAATGGTACTTGGTCCAATTCCAATTATATTAAAGAAAACACCTGAGGGTGATACTCTGGGAAATTCAGCAGAAAACAATGCTGCTGCACAAGTAAACGAAGATAAGAAAGCAAAGAAAGAATCAGCACGTGTTCAATCTCCATTTATAAAAGAAGAAACTCCTGATAATGTTTCTAAAAATCCTATTAGTAAAAATACTCTAGGTGAAGATTTAAACTTAAGAATTCTAGAAAATACTAATGCAAAATTTCCACAAACAAAAACTATTGAAGATCTTGTAGGTGTAGAAGATGCAGGTTCCAGTATAAAAGATGAGACAACTACAGTTAATAATAAAGATGATGATGGAGATGTGAATCCAACACAAAATGTAGTAAACGAATCAATAGAAAATATACCACCTGAATTTTTAGAAGATATTAAATCAACGCCAAATAAATTTAAAGATTTCGCCACGATGACATACAGTGTGAGTTTGTATATGTTGGGCAAAGCACAATACAATGAAATGGTCAGCAGTGGAACAAAAAGTGTTAAGGGTTTGTATCTACTATTACAAAGTGGAGGTATCAGTAATAATCCAGCTGGTAATCATGGTGCAAAACGTAGTGAGAACTTTTTTAAAAATGACTTTTATATAGACGACATCGAAATAAAAGGCATGGTAAGTGGAACAAGTGTTGGATCAGCGCATAATTCATTTGAAATGAATTTTGTAATTACAGAGTCCCAAGGGTTAACGTTTTTAGAACAACTTCATGGTATTGTTCAAGAATACAATATTACAGAAGGTGTAAGTAAAGACCGTATAAACTATGCATCACAGAATTTCCTCATGGTTGTGCGTTTTTATGGCTATGACAAAAACGGTAAACAAATTACAGCACGTGATATTGGAATAAGTGAATCCCTTACAGACTTAACTTCAGTAAGTGAAAAGTTTATCCCCTTTCAATTTAGTAGTATTCAGTTTGCTATTGAAAATGATATTATAAGATATAGATGTAAGGCAGTTGCACCACAAACACAAATACCATTTGGTGTAGCTAACTCTACTATTCCATTTAATACTGAACTTATGGGTCAAAGTATTAAACAAGTTTTATCAGGAATAAGTGTAAACGCAAATGAAGATACAAATGAAGATAAAAGTGCAGAAGATTTAGAAGCACAAGATGAATTATTAGAGACCAATTATCAAATATCACTTGTAGATGCACTTAACACTGAACAAAAAACTTTAGTGAACAAACAAGTATACGAACATGCAAACGTTTACAAAATTGAATTTGAAAAGGACAGTGGAATTGGTACTTCGAGTGTTATAACAACAGCTGACACGACAGATTTGGATTCTACAAATATGTCACTGACACAAAAAGCCCAACAAAACTTGTTAACTAACAAAGGATTTTATGATCCAAAAACAAAACGCTTTTCCATACAAGCAGGTACTTCAATTGTACAAGCGATAGATATGTTAATAAGAACAAGTACATACATATCTGATCAACAGAATATTAAGTTTGATGAAAAGACTGGAAAGGTTAGTAAGAAAGATAAAAGTCCTGAGGTATTACAGTGGTTCAAAATAAGAACACAAGTAAAGATATTAGAATATGATAATAAACGCAATGACTATGCATACGAAATAAAATATCTTATATCAAGGTATCAAATTAATAACTTACGTTCACCATATTTTGGTCCAGCAAAGTTTAGAGGTGTACATAAGGAATACAATTATTGGTTTACTGGTGAAAATACAGAAGTAATAGACTTTAGACAAGACTACAATTATTTGTATTACCAAACTATGGGTGCAGACACGGGTGTTGCACATTTACAAAACAATGCTCGTGAATTACAAAAAAGATATTACCAACGTAATAGTAGTGAAAGTAATCAGGGTGGTAAAAACAGAGTTGCAGAAGGTGCAGCCAATGCAGCAAGTATTTTGTATTCACCTAGTGACCAAGCTTCAGCTAGTTTAACAATCTTAGGTGACCCTGACTGGATTGCACAAAGTGAATTGTTTTATAGTCCAGATAGTGTGGGAATTGGTTTAGGACCATTTATGCATGATGGAAGTGTGAACTACGATTCAAGTGAAGTTTTGTTTGCGATAAATTACAACACTCCAGTAGACTACAATGTAAGAACAGGTCTAGCGGACACAGGAACAAAAAATTTAGGTCGTGACTTAGCAAGTGGTGTTCCAGGTAAGTCAAGTATTAGTTTAATATACAGAGCGAACACTATAACTACATATTTAAGTAATGGTGTATTCAGACAAAACTTACAAGGTAGTTTAATGTTGTTTCCTACGGATGAACAAAAAGAAACAGAGACCGAAGAAATTAACGACATTATAGAAAAAACACTTGTGGAAAATCCACCAGTAAACGGAATGGTATATGATTACGATTTCGGTGAATGGGTGTTTACACAAGAACTAGATGAAAATTCAGATACGGGTGAAGACATAGGTGTTGAAACACCTACGGAAAGAGACGACTAATGGCAGATAATATTATTAAAAACAGAGGACGTACAGCAGGCTATAAACTAGACCGTGGAGGAATGGCTTCTGAAAGTGGACCCTTTATTGGGATTGTAAAAAACAATGCGGATCCAAATAGATCAGGACGAATACAAGTCTACATACAGGAATTTAGTAAACTTAGTCAAGACGACCCAACAGGGTGGAGAACAGTTAGTTATCTAACACCATATTATGGTAAAGTAGAACATAACGGAACAAGTGAAGGAACTGGTACGTTTGTTGGCAATACACACAGTTATGGAATGTGGTTTACATCACCAGACATCGGTACTAAAGTTATGTGTTTTTTCGTTAATGGCGATCCAAGTTACGGTTACTACACTGGATGTATTCCTGAGAATGGACTCACAAATATGGTTCCTGCATTAGCAAATAATGTAACTGAAATCAATATTAAAAATAAAGAAATAACTGAAGATACAAGATTTTATGATCGTGAGAAACCTGAACATAAATCAGTTATTGCAACAATGTACCAACAAGGATTACAAAACGACACAATACGTGGTCCAATTGATAGTTCATCACAGCGTGAAAGTCCAAGTAAAGTATTTGGTATGAGCACTCCAGGTCGTCCGATCTACGCAAATGGAATGTATGACACAAATGCAAAAACAACATTAGAAAATAATATAGCAAGTGAAACTGCAGACCCCGACGATGTAAAAATTATTGGACGTAGAGGTGGTCATTCAATTGTAATGGACGATGGTGATTTGGAAGGAAGTAACCAGTTAATGCGTTTGCGTACAAGCTTAGGACATCAAATAACAATGAGTGATGACGGAGAAACTTTTTATATTACACATGCTAATGGTCAGTCTTGGATTGAATTAGGTAAAGCAGGAAACATAGATGTGTTTAGTACAAATTCTGTTAATGTGAGAACACAAGGTACAATTAATTTACATGCAGACGAAGACATAAACATCAATGCGGGTAATGATGTAAACATAAAAGCAAACAATACTTTTAATACAGAGTCTAAGGGAAATACAAACATAGGTGCTAAACAAATTGATTTAAACAAGAGTGGTGCAAGTACAACTACAACAACTTCAAACGATTATAAAGATGTTGAATTGACAGACGATGGTTGGGCAGCTACCGAGAGTGACGATTTAAGTTCAATCTGTACAGTAGTTCCAACACACGAACCATATGCTAATCATGGTGTAGGAGATACTGGAATAACACCAATTGATAGAGACACATTAGATAAGCAAATTGTAACATTAATAAATAACAGTAAAGTCCAACCACCCAAATATTCATAATGGCTAACTACACAGGTTTTAGTACAATTGACAGAGTAAAAAATTTTAAACTTACTGATAAAGAATTAGTAAAAAGAGATTTTTTAAATCTTTTGCATATAAAACAAGGTGAAATGCCAAACAGACCAGAAGTTGGAACTACCATATGGAATTTTGTTTTTGAACCTAATACCGAAGATACCATAAGAAAAATAAAAAACGAGATCATGCGTTTAGCTGAACTTGACAAAAGATTAACTTTCGAAGATATCAACATTGAGTATAAACAACATAGTGTTATTGTTGAAATTGGTACGAGAATTTACCCTGATGTAAATTTAGAAGTATTAATACTTGAATTTGACGAAAGAAGTAACACAGTATCTTATTCATCATAATATACGTAGTTTTTAAATGTCATAAATAACAGAAAGTTATTTTTTAGTTAGTATGGCAACAAGTTCAAGACAAACAAATATATTTGGATTAGAAGATTGGCGTAGTTTATATAAAACTTACAACCAAGCTGATTTCCAAAGTTACAACTTTGAAACATTACGTAAAAGTTTTGTAGATTACATCAGACAAAACTACCCAGAAGATTTTAATGATTACGTCGAATCTTCGGAATTTATTGCTTTGCTTGATGTCATCGCATTTATGGGACAAGCACTGTCATACAGACAAGATCTTAACACACGCGAGAACTTTTTAGACAGCGCAGAACGTAGAGATAGTGTTGTAAGGTTAGCTGACCTAGTAAGTTACACACCAAAACGTAATGAAAATGCATCAGGTTTTTTAAAAATTACCAGTGTCACTACAACAGAAAATATTACAGATTACAACGGAATAAATTTAGCAAATGTAAAAGTCCGTTGGAACGATAGTACTAATATAGATTGGCAAGATCAATTTAACAGTGTACTAAATGCTTTACTAATTAATAGTCAAAAAATTAATAACCCAGGAAGAAGTGCAACTATCTTAGGTATAGACACTGATGAATATACTGTCAACTTAGCAAAAAATCTAATACCTGTTATTCCATTTACTAGTAATATCAATGGAACAAGTATGAACTTCGAAGTCGTTAGTGCGACTTCAGCAAACAGTGAATCATTATATGAACCACCTCCAGTTTTAAATGGTGAATTTAACTTCCTATACAGGAATGATAAGCAAGGTTTTAACAGTGCAAATACTGGATTCTTTTTCCATTTTAAACAAGGCACATTAACAAATAAAGATTTCACAATCAATGAAAAGATTGCAAATAGAAGTATTGATGTAAATGTCGAAGGTATTAACAATAATGACATTTGGTTATATGAAATTGATAAATCAAATGGTGAGGTAATCGCTGAATGGCAAGAAGTAGAAAATATATATTCACCAAGAAGTGAACAAGAAACACAAGACGAAAAGAAATATTTTAGCACAACAAGTAGAGCAAACGATCAAATAACTTACAACTTTGGTGATGATGCATTTGGTGAAATTCCATTAGGTTTTTTCAGAACGTTTGTTCGTGTTAGTAACGGTCGTGACTACACAATAAACAAAAGTGATATCTCTGGTGTATCAATCAGTGTTCCGTATATCGGTAGAACTGGAAGAAATGAAACAGCTGTGTTCACGATGTCACTTACACAAAATGTAAGTAACTCAGCTAGTAAAGAAAGTATTGAAGATATTAAACGTAATGCACCTGCAAGATTTTATACTCAAGACAGGATGGTAAATGGTGAAGACTATAACAATTATCCATACACCGCATACAGTAGTATTATTAAAAGTAAGGCGATAGTAAGAAGTAATATTGGAACAAGTAGATATTTAGATTTAGTAGATCCTACTGGTAAGTATTCAAGTATTAATACTTTAAATAGTGATGGTGTTTTATATAAAGACACGACAGAAGATAGTTTTAAATTCAGTTTTGATGACAAGAACGATATTAATGATGTAATTAGAAATCAAATTGAACCTGTTTTAGCAAACAGAGGAACAGTACACTTGTACCATAATGAATTCACTAGAAAGTCATTAACAAGTATCGATATACAGTGGAATCAAAGTACAAGATCTACAAACGAAACTACTGGTTACTTTATGGATACATCAGGTAGTCCTTTAGGAATCGGCAAAGATTATGTAAGTGATAATAGAAAATGGATTGAAAAAAATTCATTAATTAAGTTCACGACTCCAGATAGTGACAGCAACGGTGATTACTATTTTGATGAGAACAACAGACTAAAACAAAAGAGTGAACTAAGTGCGTCGGACAAAACTGAAATCTGGACAAGTATAAAAAGTGTAACACTAGACGGAACAAACTTTGGAACTGGAGATGATGACGATGGAGTCGGACCAGTTGTTATTAGTGATTTCATTCCTACTAATGCTGTTCCAACAAGTATCATTCCTGTATTCAATACGGATTTACCTCTAAGCTTAGAACAAGACATATTAGATCAAGTAGAACTATATAACGATTTTGGATTAGGCTACAACAATGAAGATGGTGAATGGTATATTATTTCAAGCACAAATATAGAAAAGACTGGAGACTTTGATTTAACAAATGCAGGAGATACAAGTGGAACCGGTATTGACGCAAGTTGGTTTGTAAAACTTACTGCCGTAGATAATATATACACAGTTACTAATAGAACACTTAACTATTATTTCAGTAGTATTATTCAAAATAGATTTTTCTATAACAAGAAAGATAAGATTTATGATCCAAATACAGGACAAGTAGTTAATGACTTTATTAATGTTATTAAAACAAATTCAAAACCAAATAGTAATGCACAATTAAGTACTGATATTAAACTTGATATTATTGACCAACCAGTATTGTCTGACGGATTTATAAATGATTACTTAGTGGAAGTAAGTTATACAGACGACGACAATGACGGTGTGGCGGATAATCCAGATTTCTTTACCGACTTATCACCAAGTAATGGACAAGTATTTTTACAAAAAATAACTGACGCAGATAATTTGGAAAGAGAATTACCACTAGAAACTGGTAGTGTAGTAACCGACTTTACTGAAACTACAGATTCCGATTTAGCATTAAGTAGTTACAGTGAAAACCAACTTTTTTATTTTAGTAACGAAACTAACAAATTTAGAAAACTTGTAAGTGGTGAGCTAAAAGTAGTAAGTGATTTAAGTTTAAAAACAGGGAGACAAGACTTGTATTTCCAATACAGACACAATAGTGGAAATACACAAAGAATAAATCCAGGTTTAACTAATATTATAGATATGTACTTAGTTACAGAATCTTATTACAACAACTACACAAATTATGTTCAAGACACGACTGGAACAATAACAGAACCTACAAAACCAACAATTAATGAATTAACAACTGCTTATACAACTTTACAAGATAAAAAAATGTTGAGTGACAACATAGTTCTTAACAGTGTTGAATTCAAACCATTGTTTGGAGATAAAGCAAGTAGTGACCTACGTGCAAATATTGAAGTAGTCAAAGTTCCTAACACAATCATAAGTGAAAGTGAAATAAAAAGTCAAGTAGTAAGTGCTATCAACGAATATTTCGAAATCGATAATTGGAGTTTTGGAGATACATTCTACTTTAGTGAGCTGAGTGCTTTCTTACACGAACAATTGGGAACAATTATAGGTAGTGTTGTAATTACTTCAAAAGATACTGGTAAACGTTTCGGTGATCTTTACGAAATTAGAAGTGCCGCAAATGAAATATTTGTTAATGCTTTAACAGTGAACGATGTAGTTATTGTTGAAAACTTAAGTCAAAGTACACTAAACGGAAGTTAGAATGGCAAGAAATAGATCAGTAGACTTTTTACCTGAAGTCTTTAAAACAGATACTAATAAAGAGTTCTTAGCATCCACTCTTGACCAACTCGTACAAGAACCTAAACTAAAACAAATTCAGGGCTACATTGGTAATAAGTTTAAAAGCGGTGTCAATAAAGGTGACACATATCTACTTGAACCAACAGTAGAAAGATCGAATTACCAACTGGAAACTGGTGTAGTTTTTACAAATGATAATAACGACGCCGAAGAGGTTATTACATACCCAGAAATAATAGATGCACTTAAAACAAAAGGTGCCATCGTCGATAAACATGATCGATTATTCAGTAGTGAAGCGTACTGTCTATCTCCGTTTTTTGATTTTGATAAATTTATTAACCATAGTCAATATTACTGGATGCCAAATGGTCCAGACACAGTTGACGTACAAGCAACTGAGATTGATTTTGAAGATAATTACAATGTTACAATCAACGACGACTATTTTAGTTTTGACGAAGTCACAGGTGAAAATCCTACTCTAACTTTAGTAAGAGGTGGTGAATATAATTTTAACATTTCAACACAAGGTGTTTTTTATATACAAACTGAACCAGGTACAAGTGGAGTAAAAGCAAGTACACCTAATATCAGTAGTAGAGATGTATACGGAGTTTCGGACAATGGTACAGGTGTAGTTAATTTTGCAGTACCTGAATCTAATAGACAAGAATTTTATCATAATTTAACAGAAATTAATGATGTTGATTTAGTCACTATGGCTAAGTTCAATAGTATAAATGGTAAAGAATTAAGTGATGTAAAAAATATTGATGGCATCACAGACCTTGATGGAAAAACAATTGTATTTTTGGATACAACTAATGGTGATTCAGAAAGCACTGGTTGGATAATTGAACACGATTTGTTTGATGAAACACCTTACGACGATGAAGTTTATGGCAGAACAACTTACATTGATTCAATTGAGGATAGATACAGTGTTTATAAAATACAATATGTAGAAACCAGCGAGTCAACAAAGATTAGGTTAGTAAAAATAAGAGGAATTGATAACTTAACTAAATTTACCGTAGGTTACGGACAACAATATGCTGGACTAAGTTTTTACAAAAATACTGTAGGATTCTTTTCGCAAGTTCCAGTGTTAACAGCATCACAAGATGTACTTTATTATCAAGATGCAACAAACGAAGATCGTTTTGGAATTATTAATTTAGTTGATAACGTTGAGAATAACAGACTTGAAGTTGATCGAGATATTGTAGGTAAAGCAAATTACACTAGTCCAAACGGTGTTAAATTTACAAATGGATTAAAAATTATATTTCGAGGCAATGTTGAACCACCTAGTTACAAGGACAAAAAGTATTGGATTGAGGGTGTTGGTAATAGTATTAAATTAATACCTGAAGAAGACTTAATTGTACCCGAAACATATACAGTAAGTGAAACACAACCATTTGATAGTTTACTTTATGATTCAGACAGATGGGATAGTGCTTTAAATTCACCTACAGGTGTAGATTACATAACAATCAACAGAGCAAGTAATGATTTAAACTCGTGGACACGTAGTAACAGATGGGTACACAAAGAAGTAATTGAAAAAACTGCAGAGTACAATAATACTGTACCAGTATTTGATAACGACAATCGTGCAAACAGACCTATTATTGAATTTAAACCTAATTTAAAACTTTTTAATTACGGAACTGTTAGTCTAGGACCCGTTAATATTATTGATTTTGAAACAACTGACGCATTAAGTAATGTGAATGGTTCAGTAAGCCATAGTTACGATGGTTATGCATTGGTTGAAGGTTCAAAAATCATATTTGCAAACGATACGGATACAAACGTAAAAAATAAAATATATACAGTAGAAATTGTAGACCTACAAGACGACGGCGACAACGAAATCCGTTTGGTTGAAAACGACACAAGTATATTAGAAGATCATTTAGTTGTTGTAGAAAACGGCGATACACAAGGTGGAAAAGTTTATCACTTTGATGGTACAGATTGGATTTTATCACAACAAAAAACAAAATTAAATCAAGAACCATTATTTGATGTATATGATACTAACGGTGTTAGTTTCAGTGATATCACAAAATATAAAAGAAATAATTTTGTTGGATCAAAACTGTTTGCATATGGTCGTGGTGATGGTTTAAATGATAAAGTATTAGGATTTCCACTTAAGTATCTCAGTATTGATAACATTGGTGATATTGTATTTGAAAACCATTTATACAAGGATACATTTACATATGATATTACAGAAATAGTTAAAAAAGTAAGTGACGGATTTGTAAGAAATTATTCTGATAGAACAACTTATACAAAAGAAATTGGATGGGTTAAACACGTTGATGAGTTTGTTGATGATCAAATATTTAATTTTGTATATGACGGTAAAAGTTTAGTATTAGATGTATTGTTAAAAACTAATATTAATACACCTAATATAAAAATTTATGTCGATGGTGATTACATACCCAGAAGTGAATACACAGTTACACAAAATTTAACTGACAATACTACAACTGTTGTATTTAAAAACGAAATAACAAACGGCGCAGACATATACGTTCAGGCAGTAAGCGATCAGAAAAGTAATGTTGCTTATTACAGTATTCCATTTAATTTAGAAAGTAATCCATTTAACGAAAACAAAAAAGAATTCACACTTGGTACACTAAGAAATCATTACACAGAGATAGGTGTAAACTTACCAAATATCGAAGGTGTGATTAATGGATCAAATAATACTAGAGATATTTTTAATATAGAACAATATAGTCGAAATATTATTCAAAATAGTTCACCGATAGTACCGTTAGGAAAATTTTTACACAGTAAAGAATTTGATTTCTTTGAAAGCTTGGCCTTTGCTAGTAATGCCTACGAAAAGTTTAAATTAAAACTTGTAGATTATGTTAATAAAAATGATACATATGGTCTTTATGCACACGAAGTTCTTGATGATGCACTAAAAGAAATCAATGTCGGTAAGAATAGTTTGAATGCTTTTTATAAAAGTGATATGTTGCCTGGATCAACAACTCCAGTAGTTACCACTTATACTATTACAGCAATAACAACTGAGACTTTTAATACACAAGAAGTTTACGATTTCACAAAAGCAAATTCAAAAGCAATACTTGTATATTTAAATAATAATATCTTAACTAAAGATGTTGACTACACAGTCAGTACAGAAAGTGCAAACATCACAGTCTTAACTAATCTCAGTATAAATGATATTCTAGTAATAAAAGAATACAATACTTCCGTAGGATCGTATATTCCTAACACACCAAGTAAAATGGGATTACATCCAACGTATGTACCTAAGAAATATACAGACGACACATATGATACTCCTACAAATGTGATAAGAGGACACGACGGTAGTATAACGATTGCTTATAATGACTTTAGAGATGACTTATTATTAGAATTCGAAAAAAGAATCTACAATAACATTAAAGTTTCATCTGATAATTTAATTCCAATTACAGAATATGATGTAATTCCAGGTAAATTCAGAGAAACTGACTATACAGATGAAGAAATAACAAGTATCTTGAGTAAGAGTTTCTTGACTTGGATTGCATCTAACAGACTAACATACAAAACACAGGCTTATAATGCAACCAAAGAGTTTTCTTGGAACTATAGTACTGCCGGAAATAGATTAGATGCAAAAGCATTAAAAGGCAACTGGAGAGGTGTCTACAAAAACTATTTCGATACGGATACTCCACACACAACACCATGGGAAATGTTAGGGTTCTCGGAGAAACCAAGTTGGTGGGAAGAAGAATATGGTCCAGCTCCATACACAAGAGGCAACTTAGTGTTATGGGATGATTTAGAAGCGGGGACAATTAAAGATCCAAATAATACTAGAACGGACAAACGTTTTGCAAGACCACGTTTAACTGAAATTATTCCAGTTGATACAAAAGGTAACCTATTAAGTCCGTTTGAAGCAATTGTAAACAATTACAATAGTGTTGATTTTAAGAAATCATGGGTATTTGGTGATCAAGGTCCTACTGAAACAGCATGGAGAAGGTCAAGTTCATATCGATTTGCTTTACAAAGATTATTTGCACTGACAAAACCAGCAAAATACTTTTCACTTAACATAGACCGTGACTTATACAAATACGACAATGAATTAAAACAGTACTTGTTTAATGAACGATATAGAATAGATACAAGAAATATAACAACACAAACAATTACACAACCAAAAAATAGTTATATAAATTGGATTGCTGATTACCATAACAATAATGGTTGTAGTTGTGTTGAGATAAGTCAACAACTTAAAAAGACCGATGTTAGACTTTGTTATAGAATGGCATCGTTTACAGATAAAGACTTCTTAAAGATTTTTATTGATAAAAGTACACCAGGTAGCACAAATACAGGTTTACAGATTCCTGATCAAAACTATAATTTATTATTACATAAGAATATACCACTCACTGAATTGCAGTTTAGCTCTGTCATTGTTCAAAAAACGGCAGACGGTTATAGTGTATATGGACATAGTAAGACACAACCGTACTTTGAAATTTACAGAAGTATTACGGACAGTAAAGGTGAAGTGATTGGTGATTACATTATTCCAACAAGTTTTGCTAAAACAGTAACAACTGTTCCATATGGTTATGTTTTCACAAGTAAAGGTGGTGTAGTAGACTTCCTTGCAAGTTATGGTGCTTTCCTTGAAGACAAAGGGATGGTGTTCAGTTACCAAGAAAACGGTACTTCTGTTAATTGGGGTCAAATGGCACAGGAGTTCCTTAACTGGGCAGCCAGTGATTGGAGTGTAGGTGCTATCATTAATCTAAATCCAGGAGCAATACAGTTAGAATTTAATAAAGAACTTTTAGTCGTAGATGATCTCACAAAAAATCACATTGATGCATTAGACCAAAATGGTATTCCACTGAACCAAGAAGATTACGTAGTTACACGTTTGGATAATTTGTTTAGAATTCAGACGATTAATAATAAATCAATAAACTTATTAAAAATTAAATCTATTAGTTACGAACATTTATTAGTCTTATACAATACAAGCACTTTCAATGACTTAATATATGAACCGATGACTGGTTCTAGACAACAACGTTTGCGTGTTATAGGATTCAATACTTATGAATGGAATGGGTTGTTAGATGCACAAGGATTTATACTTAACCAAGACAATGTAGAAGAGTGGCAAGAAGACAAGTATTATGCAATGGGAAGTATTGTTAAATACAAAAATTCTTATTGGAGTAGTGTAAAGAAATTAAATCCAAAAACTACATTTGAGTTCAGTGATTGGAAAAAAATTAATTACAAAAACATTAAGAAAGGACTACTTCCTAATATAGCTAACAAAGCAGATCAGATTACACAATACTATAACAAGAAAACAACAAACTTGGAATCCGATGTTGATTTACTAGCGATGGGTCTGATTGGATACAGACCAAGAGATTATCTTAATGCATTGGATGATGTTAGTCGTGTAAACTTTTACACAAGGTTTATCGGTGACAAAGGAACAGTTGAAAATGCGGAAGTATTTAAAAATATTAAAATTGACAAAGAAGTAACGGACTATGATTTGTTCGAAAACTGGGCAATAAAAGAAGCAACGTTCGGTAATAGTGCCAATAGAGTCTTTGTAGAATTAGAACTTAACAAACCAAAACTAGAAAATAATCCTGCAATAGTTGAAGTCGTAAATGACCAAACAAAAATTGAAGTATTTGAAGGAACTACTGCAGACGCGAGTTATACTGCAGACACAACAGAATACACAGCAGATGTTGACAGAGTTGTAGAAATTATAAGAAATCCAGTTTCTAAAAAACATCAAGTGATCGATGTCAGTGACATATACAATCAATCTACGACACATACAAGTAGTAACATATATCCTGTACGTACAACCCAATTAACAGATACTAATTTACCAACCGCTGGTTTTGTAAACACAAATGATGTTGATATAGCATTGTTTGAAAAAACAGATTTAAATGGCACTAGTGGAATTGTTTTCTTGAATAAAATTACTGAAGGCACAACTATATGGGTTGCCAAAGATAATGTTTATGACTGGAATGTATATAGAGCAGAACAAGTAGGAAACATTAAATCAATTACTGAAAATGACACAGGTGTACTAACTGTGGTCTTTTATGATGCACATGAGTTAGCAACAAATGAATGGTTAGTTATACAAGATTTAAGTACAGAAGTTAATGGTGCATATAAAGTAACTAAAGTTAATAGTACAACTGAGTTAGAAATTTCTAATAGCATTGAGACAGCCTATGTTCAAGTAACATCTGATGCAGATATTATCACAACTGATACAATATTATATAAAGCCGACCATACAACTGGAAGTACTTACAGATTAGTAAGTATCAGAACAAATTCAGTTGCTGATTTAAGTAGCGGTCAATATGTAAGTTTACCAAACGATTCTTTTGCATGGATTGATTACAATAATAATGATAAACCAGCAGTTTATAAGAAAGTGGACGGGGTGTGGACACAATATAGAGAACAACAAGAAAGTGTAGATGTTACCCTTTTTAATAAAGCACTTCTATACAATAAAAACACTAAGATCAAAGTAAGTAACTTAGATTATATTGATCCTTTAAATGGAAAGTTGTTAGGTGATGCGCAACAGAATATAAACTATATCACAATGCAAGACCCAGCAGTATATACTAATGGTGAAAATACTGGTGGAATATTGTGGGCAGAAAATCATGTAGATGAAATATGGTTGGATACAACCAACGCAAGATTTTTGGATTACTTGGCAAGTGACGAAATATATGCAAGTAAAAACTATGGTAATTTATTTCCAGGAAGTACAGTTACAGTTAAACAATGGGTAAAAAGTACTTTACCTCCGTCACAGTACACAGGTGATGGTGATGTAATCGACACAGTAAATTACACACAAGTATCTAGTATCAATTCGGCAAATACAATTGTTCAGTATTATTATTTCTGGGTAACTAATGTAAGTTCTGTCAAAGGTGATAAAACCTTAAGCACAAACACAATTAGCAGTTACATACAACAACCTAAACAAAGTGGAATTCCATACGTTACATTTATAAATTCTGGAACTGTAGCATTATATAACTGTAATAAGTATCTACAAGATTCTATTTTACATTTAGGTTTTGAGAAGTTCAAAAGTCAAAACAACGTATTCAATGAATTTAAATTAATAAAAGAAAATAATAAAAATTCTTTCTTAAGTGATTCGACGTATTTAAAACTTCAAGATAGTTTGATTGGTGGTAACACTATTGGTTTAGCAGTACCTGATCAAAAATTAAGTCCTGTATTACAGACTGGAATAAGTTTTAGACCTAGACAGTCGGTGTTTGTAAACAGATTAGATGCACTAAAAGCATACTTGACTTATGTAAATGATGTATTAAAAACACAAATAATTTCTACAAATAAAAAGTTTGATAAACTATTACTTAATGAAGCAATACCAGGTGAAAGTGAAAACGAATGGAATAAGAAAGTAAAAGACCTAGAAGAACTAAGTTACCAAAATATAACAACTGTAGATATAGGATACAAATATCTTGTCGAAACTAATTCTGATTATTATGGTGGTTGGAGTATTCACGAAGTAGTTAGTGGTCCTAAACTTGAACTTGTTAGACTACAATCTTATGATACAACAAGGTCTTGGAGTTACATAGATTGGTATGCTGATAGTACTATTGAGAACGCTATATTTGATGCTATAGTCTCTAACACAAGTAAACTTACATCTACTGTTGTTGAGGATGGCAAATACATCAAAGTAGAGAGTAATAGTGACGGTAAATTTGAAATTTATCAATACACCAATCAAAATTACATAAGAGTAGGTCTAGAAGACGGAACAATTGCGTTTAATGAGTCGTTATGGAGTGGAAATTCTACACAGGACAATATAACAGTAGATAGTAGTATATTCACAACGGACATTATCTACAATACAGTTGACACTGGAACCAATGGCAACGAATTAAGAAATATTATTAAAGCTATTAATGAAGATCTATTTACTGGTGATCTACTTATCGAACGTAATAAGAGTTTAATAATACTGTTTAACTACATATTACAAGAACAATCAAATATTGATTGGTTAACAAAAACAAGTTTTGTAGATGTCGAACAAAAAATAAGAAAATTAATCGAATACAAGAGTTATAAAAAAGACGATCAAATCTTTTTACAAAATTACTTAAACGAAAGTAAACCATACCATACTACGATTAAAGATTTCTTACTAAAATATGATGGAAACGATCAATATAATACCGACACTATCGACTTTGATTGTCCTTCATATTTTGATTCAACTTTTAACAAGTATATAAGTCCAGTTTTAGATTACGATGGTGTAATTTTAAAATCTGATCAAAGTAACTTTAACGAAGATGGTATTGGACTTAAAGAAACGAATTACAATATTTGGGAACTAACTCCGTGGAATAATTGGTTTGACAATAGATTATTGTCGATTAAGGAATTCAAGATTGTAAATGCTGGAACTGACTATACAGAAGTACCAAAAATTATAGTAACTGGTGGCGGTGCCACTACACAATCAACAGCAGTTGCTAGAATTAATAATAGTGGAAATCTAACACAAGTAACTTTAGTAACTAATGGTTCCGGTTATTTAACAACACCAACAATTACTGTTCAAGGAAACGGAATAAATGCAAAAGTAATTCCAATTTTAGAAAACAAGACTGTTAGAACAATTGACACCACACTTAAGTTTGATAGATTGGAATATGATTACACAGTTGTTGATTGGACAAAGAACACAACGCTTAGAACAACAATAGACGATACAAGTGTTACTGTGGATGTAGATACATTAACTGCCGATTCATATGACGCTGTGTATGAATCAGGTCAATTAGTGCGTTATGAAAACAAAGTTTACACACATAATGTTACACGTGCATTTAAAGAAAAATTCTTACTAGACGATTTTACAAAAGTGGATAGTAACACATTGAACTCTACGGATAGAACAATGGGTTACTACACACCTACAGTCGATATGGCAGGTTTAAATTTACCTATGTTAATCGATGGAATAGAATATCCAGGTGTACAAGTAAAAGATCTTGAATTTACTGATACGACATCTAGTTTAGATAGTGAATTAAAGTCAGCTTTTGTTGATTTGTATGTTGGAACAAACGCAAGTGATATAATCACAAACGGTGGTGAATTCATAGATCAGTATTCAAGTCACAGTCCTGAAGAACTTACACCAGGTTCTTGTTTTGATACATTAGATCTTAAGGTCCATACAAGACCTGGATATGATTATAGAGATAATGGACACGGTTTTGCAGCAGATTATATTCGTCATACTTACACAACTGCTGGAACAAACACATTTACATTTAAGAATGTCGTTGAACATCCAATTAGTGTAATTATTATTAACGGCACAACAGGTAGAAGATTACACGTTGACGAGGATTACACAATTGATTGGACAAACCAGACAATAACAGTAATAGACAATGCGTTTGATCAGGATATTAT